CACCCAGTAGAAGCGGTCATCTTCCCGCGTCCCTTGGTAGGTCACCTCAACCAGACCCAGCGTGGTCTTGTCATCAGCAGAAGCGTGGTTCAGCCAGTCAGCCGGGTAGCCCGTGCCATCAATGGTGAAGGGCGTCTGTTCGACAATGTACTGGTTTGATGCTGCGCGATAAAACATTGTTACCTCGCTCTGCTAATCGTGAAGGGGTTCTCTGCGAAGGCGGCGTAGAGGTATGTGCCGCCACTAGCATTCAAGTAAGAGAAGGTGTCTCTCATTTTAAATCCGTTGGACAAAAAGTCTATGTCATCGCCACCCGGCTCTGCATCCGCAAGGTTTGGATACAAGGCCAAGGTAGCTTGGTTGTATGTGCTTCTTGATGTGTCCCACACATACCAACTGCCGGTAGAGTCTGACCGTTTTATAAGGATGTACCGAGGCCGCATATTGGTAAAGACAAAAGGCCCGTCTGTTGACCCGTTGCCCGTGTATGAACCAAATGCGCTATAGCCTGAGATAGCAGCAAAGCAGTAGGCTACATAATCATTGCTTGCCCAGTTCGTTGATGGCTCTGTGCCAAGCGAAAACACGGTGCTAGTGGGCGCGGTGTCGTTCCACGGGCCACTGGTAGTTGCTGCTGCATCGGTCAAGTTGAGATACAAGGTTTTAGTTGCGCCAACACTTATATGGTAAACAAACCAACTTCTCGCGCTGCCGTTTGGCGTTCCACGCGCTTTTACAATCACCATAGAAGGCGCGACGCCAAGGCCATGACCAACAGTTACAGCGGACGCTGAACCTGTATAAGTTACAACGCTGAAACCCGAAGTCGTATTTGCGCTTACAGATGAGTTAACTGTTCCGCTGGTATTTGTTACGGCAGTGCCGCCTCCTTTCCAGTTCCAACCAACATAAGAACTGCCACTGCCGTTCCAAGTAGCAACAGAGCCTACAGAGAAGCCGTTGCTATTGAACGCTTGAACGCCGTTTGTGGTATCTAAATCTTCAGCGTTTGTATTGTTTGAAACAAGCGCCCGTGAAATACCACGAACCGAATCAAAAAGGCCATGCACGCGGGCAACATCTCTACACTTCAACCACACAAAATCAGGCTGGAATGAGAAGGTGTTGTTTGTGTTGGCAACAGTAAGGTTTGCGCCAGTACCCGTATACAGCGTTGCGGCATTGTAGTTTGCGCCGTTGCTGACGGTAGCCGTGGGCAGGTTCTGGGTGCAGAGTGCTTTGAAGCCTGTGGGCGCGGTGTATGCGAAAGCGCGTTGGCCGAAGTTGACATCACCTCTGTCGCTGTCGCCTATGCAGCATTGAAATTTAAATGCTGTACCGCCCTGCGCGGAAAACGATGTGCCGTTTGTTCCAGCTGAAGGACTGCCATTCATGTTGCCAGCAGTACCGCTCCAAGAATTTGCTTTGCCAAACCAGATCAGTTTATTGTCAATATCAACGGCAACTTGGATGATATCGCCCTGCGCCCATGTATTAGCAAAGTAATTTACTCCGGTTGATGACGAATTAACATACAGCCGTCCAGCAGGGTCTACTGCCGCGCCTCTTGGGTTGTTAGCGTCGCCACCGGCTTGATATTGAAAGCCTGATCCGTTTGTATTGAATGAAGTAGCGCACCAGCCAGCAGTAGGGTAATCGCCTGTTCGCGTTGTTAAAGTTATTTCTGTGTACCATTTTCCGGACGTAACTGCCATTGTGCTGTACGCACCATCAATCCTTGTTGCGGAAGAACTAAACAGACTCAGGTTGGCTTGTGTTAGCGTCTGGGCGGTGGAGCTTGGCGAAACATCAATCGGGTTGAACGTAGCGTAGTTACCACGCACCGTACCACCCACGCCAGTATCCGTGCCGTAGTTGGTCGGCACATCCACCATGCTGTCGTAGGTCGTGCCAGCAGTCACCGAGATGTTGTTTGGTGTCCAGTTGTTGCCGTTTCCGCTGTAGTCCTTGCCGATGGTCGTGGCAGTAGCGGCAGAGTTGTCGCTGAAGTTCAGATAAAAGCCGTTCGTGCCGTATGTGCCGGTGTAGGCAATTGGGTTCCACACACCAGTGGTTGCATCTGTTACGCCAAAACTGGTGGGGGTCAGTGCTTGGCCGTCAACAAAGTTGATTTCTGTCATGTAGCCGTCGTAATAAGGCGCACCGCCGCCAGCCCTTGATCCGATTGCTGTTGCTTGGTTGTTGTTTATTGCAAAGGTGGTGTTTTGGTTAGGGTAAGTCGTAGTCGTAAGTGCAGTGACTTGCGCTCCGTTGTAATAAATTTTAACTCTATTGGATGCAGTGGCTTGAGTAGTATCAAGCACCACCATTACATGAAACCACGCACTCGGATCGCGTCTAGCAGGTGTTTCGCTTACTTGTAAAACTGCACTTCCGCTAATTTGCCCATACACAGCAATACATGGCACAGAAAGGCCATTATCAGTAATTTGAATTGTAAATAAATCACTACCAAAAGACCCAGCACTCAATAGAGACATTGATGTATTGAAATCAATCGGCGCTTTTTTAATCCATGCACTGTATGTCCATGTTGAACGATTGGTTGCGCTTGAAGGCGTCCGACTAAAATAGGCAGACGCAGACGCACGAATCCGCACACTGCGGCTGATGAGGTAATAGCCGCCAACAGGCCATGTCCCCGCAGCTTGCATCTGTTCTTCAAGCGTAAAGATACCGCTTGCCACGCCGCTGTTGACAGTCGGCGCAGTTGCGCTGATTACTCCGCCAAGGAAACCGTGGATCGACATTACGAGATGTCTTCGTAGGAGATCGAGAAGGTCAGGGCGCTTGCCGTACCGGAAGTGATGGAGATCGACGTTCCTTCCATCAGGTAGATCGCGGTCGTCTTGTCCACGCAGATCAGCGAAGCGTTGGCCGGAACCGAAATGGCCGAAGCCACCGGGTACGCCGTACCGCCAGAAGGAGCTGAGCCTTGTGCCACAGCGCCGTTGCTGTAAATCGACACCGTAGCGTTAGCTGCTGTTGCAGTGGTGTTGGCTGCGACGATCTGGTTGATCTTGTATACCTTACCAGACGAAGCGGCATTCGGCAGCAGAACAACCGCAGTCGTGCCTGATGGGGTGTAGTAGGTCGTCGTACCGTAAATAGTTGTTACGTTGACGATATTAGGGTTAGCCATGACTGCTCCTTAGAATCCGAAGATCATTGCCATCGCAATGGATTTGCCGGTTGTTACGCCGGATGCTGTTTGCCAGCTTGGGGTAGAAGTTCCATTGCTGGTCAGCACTTGACCGCTGGTTCCGTTTGCAATGAATGAAGTTGCTCCGGCTCCAGTTTGGTACGGAATCTGTGAAGCAATACCGCCAGCCAAATTGGTTGCCGTGCCAGCCGTCGCAGCGTTCAGGTTTGCCACTTGCGTGGTACTAGCCACAGTGAACGGCGCTGTTCCCGTTGCCAAAGTCGAAGTAATGGCCCCAGACGCCGAGACAGTGGTGAAACTGCCAGCCAGTGGCGTTGATGTTCCGATGATGACGTTGTTGATCTGGTTGCCGCCGCCAGCCACAGTACCGGACAAGGTGAACGCGCCAATCGTATTGGCTGTCAGTGTCGTGCCGTTGAACGTCAGATTTGCTGCGTCAACCAAAAGACCATCGGTGGTGGCATACGGAACGCGCCCGGAAGTCAGGGCGGTTGAACTCAGGTTGACAGAACGCTCGGCCGGATAGGTGACGAACACATCCTTGGTTCCGGCACTGAACACAACCAAGCTGCCAGCGTTGCTGGAGGCCAGAACCGTAGTACGCGCAAGCGTTGTACCGGAGGAAGTGTACGTACCGATACCCACTTCCCACTCGGATGTGCCTTGGCCAACAATAGCGTAGTAGGTAGTGTTGCCGTTACCAATGACGGAGAAGTTCTGATAGCCAGTCGGCGCAGTGCCACTGAGCGTAATCGTCCCAGTGCTGGTCGTAGTGGTTGTATCCCTGACGCGATCTGCTAGTACGAGAGCCATATTAATTCACCGTGTTTATGAGTTGCCAGTCAGCCGTTGTATCGTCGTCAATCAACAGCCAATTAATCGCCACCGGAATACCAGCCTTACCTGCTGCGTTGACGCCTGTCAGAGCAAATGACCTAGCACCCAGTGATACCGTGCCAACAGCGCCAACTGCTGCATCTCCGGTCAAATCAAACGACGCATCACGTACAACCGTTCCAACCAAACCACTTGCAGCATCACCAGTTAACTCAAATGACCTATCGCCCAGTGCTACTGAACCAACATTACCGGTGGCATCTACACCACTCAACTCCAGCGATATAAGCCTGACTATCGTTCCAACATTACCGGTTGCAAAATTGCCTCGGAAAGCACCAGTGAAAACACCACCGGTTATACCGCTTGCCAGAGTTCCGGTTAACGCAACCGACAATTCGCCAACTGTTACTGAACCAACTAAGCCGCTGGCATACACGCCACTTAACGCTACATCTTTACCAGCCGTAATTGAGCCTACAGCGCCGCTGGCCGCAGTCCCAGTTAATCCTGTCGCTACGTCACTGTTTAATGACGCAAACGGTACTTCAGCAAATGCGGCTGTCCCGAACATAGCTTACGCGGCAGTGCCGCGCTCCATTAGGTGGTCGAGAGACGCAGCAGCGCGGTGGTCGTCGTGTTGCTAGGCATGGTCAGCGTGAACGTACCGGCAGTGATGGTCTGCGAACCGAACGAGAAAACGCTAACTGCCTTGTTGCTCTGAGTCGAGTTGTACAAAAGCAGGGCATCAAACGCCGTCGTAATGGTCAGCGCAGTCCACTGAAGGCTGGCACTCGGAGTCCAGTAAGCCACACCAGCCGTAGCCGATGCGTTGGTGGACAGCGGAGCGGTTGCGTTGGTCACCGTCACACCACCAGCCGTGTAGCCAGAGCCGGAAGTGTTGGTCACTTCACCAGTGCTGCTATAAGCAGTGGTGCTTGCATCAATCGTTGCCGACGCAAAGTACAGCGCTGCCTTGAAAGTATCCGTGGTCGGAGAGGTCAAGCTGGTACGAGAGGTCAGCGTGGACGTACCAAACTGGTGCTGACCGAGCATCAGCTCCTTCATGAAACTTGTGCACATTGATTGCGTGTTTGCCATGATATTTCCTATCCAAAAAGAGATGTTTCACCACCAAGAGTCGGCCACTTTTTCAGCGTGACATGCGCTGATCGGTGAACCAATTCGTCATTGAGCCAGTACTCGACCCACGTAGTCATTTCATTATCGTTATCCACAGAACCTTCCCGCTTATCCAGCAGGGATTCATCCATGTCACCTTTGGTGGTCGTTACGATCACGATATCCTCACGATTGCGTTTGTGTTATCTGCGGTTGGAAACTGCACTTGAAACGTGCCGGTTGAGGTCTTGTCATTACCAAAGTCCAACACGATCATGGCTGGATTGTCAGAACCGTCGTACTTGTAGATCAACGCGCCACGCGCTGTGAACGAACCAGACCAGCTGACGTTGGAGAACGAGTAGTACGAAGTCGTGCCAGATGCACCAACCGTTGGCACTTGGCTGACCGTCAGCGTCTCACCACCCGCCGTGTATCCTGTAGCCGACACTTCACCAGTAGCGGTATATGCGGCAGTGGTTGCGTCCAACGTAGCCGTATTTGTGTACAGCGCGATCTTAAATACCTGCGAAGTGCCGGTATTAAGGTTAAACGTGCCGGTATTTAAGCCGTTTTTATAGGTGTTGGTTGCGTAATTGCCGGTAAAAGCCATTAGGTCACCTGCTGGCGGTATTGACCGCTACGGTACGCATCTTGACGCTCCATGCCATCACCCAGACGCTTGGCCATTGCCAGTGCTTCCATGTACTTGGTGTTGTAGGCGGTGATTATGTCGGCCTCACCCTTCATGAACGTGTAGCCCTCTACGAGCGAACCATAAAGTAACACGCTGTCAAAATTATCACCCAGCCAAGTTTGGCCGCTGGATGCAGTTGTAATGCTCTCTGGGTAGTAATAGTAATGAAGTTCAACGGTGTACGTGCCATCTGGAGTTGGGCCAAGCAAGAACGACAGTTCATTGCTTATTGTTGAGTTGGTAACAGTTGGGCCAAACAAAGCGTAATACGCCGGGGTTCCAGTGTCCGTCGGGGTTGGAAACGACTCCCGAATGAAGTTCACATCCTTGTTCAGCAAGTAAGCGTACGACCCGTCAGTGTTAATCACAGCCAGCGAATAGGTGGCCAAGAAGTCAACGGGTGACGAGAGGTACTTGTTGTTGACCGTCACAGTCCCGGTCACGTTCTTGCGAAGCGATGGAAACTGGACGGTGTTGTAGATACGCTGTTCGGCTTGAGTAATGAAGGTATTGATCTGCTCGGTGCTTGTGAGCGTAGCAGTCCCCGTCCCCGCGCTGTCCGTGAAGACAGATGCAGGGAAGTCATTCTCAAGGTAACCCTTGATGGTTTCAAACAGCGTACTGTAGTTCATGGTTAACCCATCGGGCCACGGGCCATCTTGCCCTTGGTCTGAGCTTTGCCGCCACGCACTTCAATACCCGAAGACTTAGCAACATCAGGGTATCCATTTTTACCAGTCGAGCTAGTATTTGGCTTTGGCTGCGTGTACTTGTTCATCGGGTTGGCAGTGTCAACCGAGAAGAACTCAAACTTGTCGTTGGGATTCATTACCGCCCCCGCTGATTGTTTGCACGAGCCATATTACGGCCGACCTTGCGCATTGCCATGCCGGTCACGCCGCCTTTTTTCATGCCATGCAGACGCTTCTCGTGCATCTTGACTTCTTTGTCTGCAATCTTCTTGACCTGTTTGGTATCCATTTTCTACCCCTATGAAGTCACTACTGTTACGCTGCCAATCGCAATAGTCAGCGCCAAGTTATTTGGCGTGAACCCTGCATCGTCGCCCCTTGAGCCACCCACCGGATTCCAGCCCCACTGGATGATTCTACTACCACCCTCCGGTGAACCGCTACCCAAAGGCCCAGTACTGTTCTGCTGCGTCTGCAACCCACTATTACCCGAGGTCACGTAACTCACATCCGGCCTTGGATTACGAACTGCTTGCGGGTCATTAACCGGGTACAGACCCAACGACAACTGCGGCTGGTCAGGTTCCCAACATGTGGGGCAGACCATAATGTTTACGTTTTTGGTCTTGATGACCAAACCTTTCAACTGCGTCAGCTTGTACCGAAACCCGCACCGGTCGCATTCCGCAATCGCATTCTTGCCAGACGAAAACCTGTTTGGCATGGTTAACCAAAGAACTGTTGACGCGGAACAAACCTAATCGGAGCTTTCTCCCGGTCTTCCGTTGATGCCAGTTCCCATTGTTCGTTGTACTCGGCCTTGAGCATAGCGATCCGGCCCGGATCGACGTTTGGCAGTTTCATGGACAGCTGGAATGCCAGCCCCGCCACCATGCAAGGCATGAATCGGAACGGCACATCTTGACCGTTGATACCGTTACCGGCATCCTGAATCCGGCGCAGTCGCCAGTACACAAAGGTGTAGGTCTGGCTGTTGTCAGGCGTTGGCCAGACGTGAATCCGGGGTGGAACCGCCACACCAGCAGAATCCGTAGCCCCCGAACGGCGCTGAATCCAAACCTGAATCGGTCGGCCAACAGCGTTTTTGTTTGGGATCATGGCGTAAGTAGACTCGCTGATCCGACTGATGTTGATGTCGGTCTGGTTCTGGTTAGTGCCTGTGCGAATTACGTGATCCAGCAGGTCAACCGTATCGACCGGCAGGTTGTAGGTAATGGTAGGCGTCGGGCTGGTGTAGGTAAGCGTGATCTGCCCCTGCTCCACCGTCCACATATTGATGCCACGGTTTGCCCACTCCATAGTGAGCAAGTTCAACGACCGCCGTGCCGTACGCATGTCGTAACCCGAACGCAACTCCTGTCCGCAACGCTCAAACGCCTCCTCAACCAGATTGTTCAGGTCTAGGTTGAAGGCTTGAGTATCAGTAGTTTTGTACGGTACGGTAGCCATTACTTATTTCCTATACGCAGCAGTTTTCTTAGCCACGCCTTTAGGTTGCGGTACAAACTGTTTTCCGGCTGCTTTACCGGCTCGTTTGGCACGGGTGCTGGCGGCGTATTCTTGCGGGGAGAGCGCTTTGATGGCGGCTTCCGGGAGGTAACGCTCTCCGGTTGCTTTGCTTCCCTGCGTGGATGGTTTGCCGCTTTTCGTGCGCCACTTTTGCTGTGTCCACGCTTTGAGGCTGGCTTGCGGTTTGGCGAGTCCACTCACTTATACCCCCCGCCAGACTTCTTGTACTGCATTGCCAGCATCTGCGCCTTACGTGCAGACCACTGCCCCGGGTCACCGCCCTTGCCGCCCGATTTAATTCGGTTGAACAACGATTTGCGCATGCCCGGTTTGGTGTAGTTGCCAGCTTCATTCACGCGGCTTACCTCGCCGCCTTTGGCGTACATAGTCACATCCTGCGGGTTGTCTTTCCGCTTGATGGTCCTAGCCTTCGGCATTTTGGAGGGAGCAATTGCCCCCATTCCGCGTGAGGGGCGCATTAGCAGTACCCGCCGCCCTTCATGGACACTTTCATGCCCTTGGTCTTACCGCGTTGAGCGATGCCATCAGCGGCCTTGTGACCGCCAGCCAAGCCACCAGCAGCCATCTTGATGATCGTGCCTTTGGTCTTGCCCTTGGACTCAATGCCGCCGCCACGGGCGTACTTGGCCATACCGCCTTTTTTCATCGCGCCCATCTCAGCAGCTTCGTGCCGGATCATCGACTTGGGAGCGCCCTTCTTCTTCATGAAGGCCACTTCTTTGCCAACCATTGCTTTGGACTCTTTCATTCCGCCAGATTTCATACCGAGTGCTCCCATTTGTTTGGATGTGGGTAACTGCTTCTCAACGCCTTTGGTCATGCCACCTTTGGCAAATCGGTTCCAATTAGAGTTGTCTCGCCTGAAAAAATCGGACGTATTTTTGCTTACATCAAATATAGACCTCTTTGGTGCAGCAGCTGCGGGTTTGGCAACCGATTTAGCAGCGGGTTTGGCCATTTCCGTTGAATACTTTTTTCCATTCCACGTAAATGTGGAGTCACCAGAAGTACGGGCGTCTTTAAAAGCTTCGGCAAAAGATTGTCTTTTTTGCGGACCTTCCTCAGTCTTCACAGATTTTTGCGGTTCAGCATAACTTTTAACGCCCTCGTCGGGATCGCCGCCTTTACCAACTTCGCTTCCTTCTTCGCCGTTGAACCTACGTCCTTTTTTCATCATGCCTCCAGTTTTCATTCCGGCGAACCGGTTGAGTTTGTTGAACGGCATGTCCATCTTGCCGTGCTTAGTGTCTTGCTTGTTAACCAATGCTTTACCACCACCAGCCATCTTCTTCAAACCTTCCTTCGACATCCGTTCAGCGTCGGCTTGTTTGATCCCGCTGCTCTTGGCAATAGCAGGATTGTGCGCTGCGGCACGAAAAAGCTTCAGCTGTTTGGCGGTCCAAGGCATCAGATCACCATACCTTTTGTCTTACCACGTTGGGCGCAGCCATCAGCACGGGCAGAAGCGGAACCACCTTTGGCAAACTTGACCGGCCGTTTGCTGGCTTCGTACGCTTTGTCTTCCGCGTCTTTGCGTTTCTTTTCAGCTTGTCGGTCGGCAACCTCTTTCGGCATGGGAGCAGGGCCGGTTTGATTCATCTTTGCCCACTCGTCCCGATATTGCGCGGCCTTCTTGTCTTCATCAGCCATGATTTCCTCAGCAGTTCCAAGCCCGGAGGCTTTTGTTAATACGGCTATTCGGATCGTTCGCCGTCTTCGATGAAGTCAGCTTCTTCTTCATACCGCTCATACGGGCGCAGAACGACTTCTTCCGTGCCCCACCTTCCGGTTGCGGACGTTTCAGCCCCGGCTTGCCCGGATTGGCTGCGTTGTAGGAGGCTCGTCCTTTGGCGTTCAAACCACCAGCAGGATTTTTGCCTTCTTTGCGTTGCCATGCAGGTGTTTTAGCCATTACGCAGCATCACTCATAGGTGCTTCAACCGGCTTCAACATCGGGTACAGAATCTCATTCCCGAAGTCGCTCTCATACTCATGCACACCCATGTGACCCAGCTTGATCGTCGGGTCAATCCAGATGTCAAAACCTTCCGCACGGGCGCGGTCACAGAACAAGAAGTCCTCACCGATGTAGCCTTCCGGCGTGGTCATGAAGTCAAAGTAGGCATGCAGCTTCTTGTTGCTGTTGGTGTCCTTGTGCCGCCACTCGGGGTGGTTAGCACGTAGCTTCTCAAACACCTGACGCTGGATCATCATGAACCCGGTAGCAATCCGATGTGCCTTGACCAGACCAAACCCGTCCATGCTGACCGTGCCTTCTGTGCCATTCACGCCCTCGCCGCCATCGAGCGACAGGATGTAGACCTTGCCAGCTTTCCGGGCTTGGTACGCGCCACCAACGATTGCCTTGCTCTGGTTCCAAGCCATCAGACGGATCACCGAGTCCGCATCGAACGTCATGTCCGAGTCGATGAACATCAGGTGGTCACAGTCTGACTCAAGGAACTCATAC